CTCGAGTTTGCGCGGCTCAACTTCGGCCGAGGTGAGAAACGCACCTTGGCCGCAGTCGCCGTGCTATCACGGGCACTCGTCGATCAAATGTTCGCCGACAATAAACATCAACCCCCGAAGTCATTAGGAACAATGACAAAACCAGCTCTCCGAGGTACAGCCTCGAAACAGAAAAATGCAAGCAACAACAATCGTCAGGTGGCCGCTCCGGTGGCTATCGGTAGTGTCATGCGTGCAGTCAAGACCCAACATATCCAGACCAAGAACGGCGCGATTTTGCGCGGCTCCGACTTCCTTTCCACAGTGGAAGGTAACGGAGTTACCACGTTTGGAGTTGGCAAATCAGCTCTCCTGAGCCCAGCCTACATGTTGTCCACCTTTTTGGGCAATATGGCACGCTCCTTCGAAAAGTATCGTTGGAAGCGACTTCGTGTACATTATGTGCCGAAAGTGGCGACTACTGCTAATGGCCAGATTGTCATGTGCAGTAGTCACTCAGTATCTGAGCCCTGTTTACAGGGCGAGTCCGGGACCTTCCTCCAGCGTGCGATGTCACAAGGCAATGCCGCTATGGGTCCCCTTTGGATGGAAAACTTCATCGACATTGAATGTTCCCAGCAGTGGTACATGGTCGATCCAGCGACTACCAGCGATCCTGATGATGCGATCGCTGAGGAGCTGCAGGTCTACACGCAGACCTCAGTCTCAGGGCAAGTGGGCTACCTCTACATTGAGTATGAGGTAGAATTCTCACAATTAACTTATCAGCCCCACGCAAGCAGTATTCCAATCCCTACCGGTCCAGGTGTCCGAGCCACATTGGCGGATGTTTCCGCGGTGAACGCAATCAACGACGATTGGCTCCTTAACGACCCTGCCGGTACTCTCAATCTTGGCTCCATCTCCAACGGCTCGATTTTTCGTGCCGTCTTTGACCTCCAAGGCAGCGCCATATTCACCGGCGGCACTTTTAGTGCTGGCATTGGCACTGTTCTTTACAGTCACACTACTACGGCAGCTATTACAGCTGTCGTCTCCCCGCTGCCCCTTGCAGGCGGCCTCACCTTGTACCTTGTTGTCAACGGTTCAGCACTCTCAGTTTACTCCACATTTGAAGGCGCCATCTCTGGCGTGGGTTCTGGGCAAACTGCGTTCCGGTTGGCGAGCACTGCGGTCGGCTCTTACAGCTTTGACTGCGCGCTTGTCCGATACGGTAATGCCACTTTGCCTACAGTGCAATAGGTTGACTCCCATTCTCTCTCTTTCATTAACTGTATTCCTCCTTTTGGTCACTGGCACTTTCTTTTCTTTCTAGCCAAACCACAAAAATCTATAAAAAGACCCAAAC